CTTAATAGTGAGAAGAAGGTTGACATGATTGTAATAGATTACTTGCAGATAATGAAGTACGATAAAGGTCGGGAGATTTCCGAACTTGGCAACATTACTAGGGAGTTAAAGTATCTTTCTAAAGAACTAGGAATACCCATAATACTACTGTCGCAGCTAAGTAGGAATGTTGAGCAGAGAGAGAATAAAAGACCTTTTATGAGTGATTTAAGATCATCTGGTGAGATTGAGCAAGATGCCGATATTATTATTATGGTTTATAGAGATGAATATTACGACCCAGACTCTGAAGATAAAGGTTTAGCAGAGTTTATAGTATCTAAAAACAGAATGGGTCAGATAGGTTTTGTCAAGTGTGAGTTTCATGGACAATATTCTAAATTTAAAGATGTCGAGTTAAATATATATAACTAATGGAGTATAATCCCAAGATGTTTAAAACAAAAAAACTTCTAATTATATTTATGCTAATACCAGTATGTATTGTCATCATGTTAATTAGTGGTTGTAGTGGACTTGACACTATAAGAAATGATAGGCTTGAATGTCATCCAGATAAATCACCTGTATGTGTTGGATGGAATAGGGGCATAGTGTTAGATGAAGAAGAGATACTTAATTTAAACTAAGGAGAATGATATGGAAGAAGTAAAAGAATTAATTGATAAAGTTTTAAAGAACAGAAGCCTAACTATATTTTTAGGTATTGTTGTAGTAGCATTATTCATGGGATGGGTTGGTGGATAACGACTTTATAAAAAACCCCTCACACTATACTCAAGGATCTATAGAAGCTAAAACTTTTATTGTCGACCAAGATATGACTTGGGCCATAGGAAACGCAGTTAAATATCTTGTAAGATATAGATATAAAAATGCTAATAAAGGTGAGGGGCAAATACAAGATTTAAGAAAAGCTATCGAAAACATACAAATACAAATCGACAGTATGTTATGATAGGTCATGGCATTATATAACACAAAAGCATTAAGGTTTCAAAAGCTAGACGAGATAGCAGAGCATATTAAGTATGCTTTGGAATTAGCTAGAGAAGAAGACACTCCGAGAGATATCGAAATAAGATTTTTCTTATCACAAGTTGTAACAGATTTAGATATTTTGAGAGGCGAAGAGTATGGGGAACGAATTTGAACTACTAGAGTTTGATATAAATCCAGTTCCTGCCTCCAGACCAAGAGTTACTCGTTGGTCAACATACTACCCAAAGAAGTACACCCAATTTAAGCTAGACATGATAGCACTAACAAGTGAGTTAGATTTAACTCCGTTTGAGGGGTCACTGAGGGTGGATATAGGCTTTTATATTAGTATGCCTAAGTCATGGTCTAAAAAGAAAAAAGAATCGAAGGAATCCTCTTATTGTGATAATAATGCTGATGTAGATAATTACCTTAAAGCAATCCTGGATTCGTTAAATGAAGTAGTTTATGTAGATGATCGACAAATTGTAGAAATTTCTGCCAGAAAGATATATAGCAATAAGCCATGTATCAAATTTAAATACAAACCAATAGGGGATAAAGATGGAAATTAGTAGAGAGGAAATTGTGCAGAAGTTATCAGAAGATTATGGCAAGAGAGCTAAAATCCTCAATCTTAAATTCCAAGATGCTTACGATAAATATACTGAAAGATGTAAGCTAAGAACTTATGAAAATTTACTGTGGCAATTTACTTGTGCTAACTTAGGAAGATTACCGATCCTGGCCCCAAAACTTAGAAATGATGAATACATTATTTCTGTTGGTGATGATGACTGTGAAGATGGTGTTTGTAAATTGTAATAGATTGGTCAATGTATAATAAGTGTATTACAACTTAAGGAAAATCAACATGGCAAAGGGAAGTGTGGTACACCAAATTAATATTAAAGTCGATCAAAAAGATTTGGCTCTAATAGATGCTAAAGCTGACAGGTATGGAATATCAAGATCAGCAATGATTAAACTGTTCTCTATTAATGGTGAGTTGACTGTCCAGATGGCTCAATCGCTGCAAAAACCTTTAAGCTAACCCCTGCCTAAATGTTTTTAGGGGCCTTAAATCAAAGATTTGGAGTCCGTAACATACCTTTTTTAGGTAATTTTCCTAGATTTATCTGATACGGCTTACCTTCACCTTGTTTAGTTCCACCATGCTCGTAAGCAATTTTACCTAACATGTTTAAAGCATCACCTGTGTAGCCCATATTTTGGTAATCATGTGTCCAATCATAAGTATCATTAATTATGTACTCACCTTCATTATTTTGAGTTACATTAAATCCACCTAAAGTATTTCTAAGTTGACCATAGGATGTAGTTATATGATCAAGACCTTGTTCAAATCCATCACCATATGTGTCAAGTATTCTTTGATCTCTTTTAAGATCAACCGAACCAACACCTTCATCTCTAACTATTCTTTCAAGTAAATTTAATTGATCTTTTGATAATTCATCTTTTTCCACAGAAACACCTGTACCATCTGTAAAAACATCATTAATGTATTTACCCATTGGTAAGAACATTCCAGTTAATTCCATTATGCGAAAGCCGACAAATCTATTTTAGGTTTAAGGTCTACAATCTCTTCTTTTTCTATAGGATCATACTTCTTAGTTTTAGGATTGTATATAAGAGATGGCTCTTTAACCCATGAAGGTTTAGTTCCGTATAAATCCAGGGCCTCATCATAACCTTCTTTAGTTTGCCAATAGTCATCTGTACTATCAACACTATAAGTGCCACCTTCATCTTGCTGGTAACCTCTTTTCTCTGGCTCACTAGGTGGCGTGTAACCTTTAAGACCTCTTCCTTCATCATCTAAGTCTTTAGCTACATCTGTGCTATATTCTTCTTTCATTTCAGAGTTTTTCATAACAGAGCCATCTGGCATTTGATGATAACCTTTAGCAATCTGATCTTCTTTAGCGTTAGACTCTTCTTTAACAGTAGACAACATACCTTTATTTTTTTTAGGTTTGTTTTTATTTGCTGCCATCATCATTCTTTTTAATTCTGCCTTAATTTGTTCACCTACCTCTGCAGCTTCGTGAACATCTTCATCACTCATACCAGTTTTTTTTGCTTTTGCTTTATCTGCTTTTTCTAATTGATCAAGATAGTTTTGAAAGCCTTTAATTTTTCCTGGAGATAACACCGCATTATAAACATCTGGATCATCTGTTTCTTCAAAAATATCTGGATTCATTTCAGACATATATCTTGACATCATTTTTTCATATTTATTCATAATAATCCTTTGTACGAGTTTAATTTACAGCGAAAGATTCATCTTCCTTTGTGAGTGGTTGTTTCATTAAATCTATAATGTATGCTCTGTCTATTTTAAGTTGGTTTATCATTTTTGCACTTTTGGTTACATCAAGTGCTTTATCAATAGCTGTTAAAGTTGATGCTAATGCTCGTTTACCACTTATTGAAAGAGCACCTTGTGTTAAACCCCATATTGCCGCTCCTGTAACAACTGTACCTGCAATAGGTAATGCAAATATTTGAGCAGTAGCAAAAGCTCCCATTCCAGTTGTAACAGCTGCAGTTCTATTTACTGCTAATTGAATATCTACTAGAGGATTAATGTTTTGCCATATTTGTACAATTCTGTTGCTTGATTCGTTAACAGCTTTAATGTCTAAAATATTTTGTGCGTTCCATAATTTATGTTGTTCCGATAGACTTTGTTTAACTTTAACATTTGTAGTTGAAACTCGTGAATCTACTAAATCATTAATAGCTTTACGAACAGCATTAGCAGCATCATTTGTTGGGTTCATAATTGCTGGATCAAACAAAGATTCGGATAATTGTTTATTTATAATTTTATCAAAATTTTGTCTTGCTCGTAACAATCCTGCTGGAGTTTTATCTAACAAAGCAATTTCTCGAAAAGCTGTTTTAAGAGTAGCTTCAACTAAAGCATCAATATTTGGATTAGCTTTAATATAATTTTTATCTTTTAATAAAGCATCAACTCTTGCTCGTAATTCTTTTTGTGTTCCTTGTGGAAAATTCCAACTAATGTTTGTATTGTCAAGATCATCCATTAATGTTTGTGCTTTCTTTTTATTATGAATTCTTACAGCGTTGGCAGTATTAGCTATTGAATCTTTAACTTTAACTCCAGCAATATTTTGAACCAATTTATTTCTAGCTAATTCAAATTCATTCTCTTGAATTACTTGAAACATTGATCTTTTAGTGCCTTTGTCATTACCAAAAATACTTATATTTTTAATATCTTGTATTCTATCTGGTGTTCTTTCTGGTGCTAACAAAAATTTAACTCTATCTGTAATTTTTAAATTTAGTTGTTGTCCTGCTTTAGCTTCAAGTGGAGCAATTACTTTAGAACCTACTAAAGTTGTGTTTGATTTAGGCTCTAATTTTGCTTTTTTTAAAGGCCCTGCAAAAAGAAGAGCAGTGTTAACAAAACCACCTATAATTTTTGCGTATTCTGGATATTTGTTTTCAAATTTTTTCCAATGTCCAGCACCTTTTTTAATTGATTCTAATCCTTCTTTTCCTTTATCTGTTTCAAAAATAAATTTTATACTTGATTTCATTGTGTCTATAACTGGCTGTTCAATAGCATCTGGAACAATAATACTTATACCTTTTAATCCTAATATTGCTGTTTCTGTTAATATATCAACTCCCATACCAACACCTGTTGCGGCAGTAGCTAAATTACCTGTCAAAATATTAGAATCTCCAGACTCATAACTTTCAATAGTGCCTTTAAGTGCTTCTTTTCTTTTGACCATAGCTTCTGCTATACCATTTACATAATCTGGTATAAGTTCAGAACCTTCTGAAGCCTGGTAAGTTATTTCTTCTCCAATACTAATACCTTGTGCAGGAGTATCATCGGGTATTATTTCATTACCAATAGATAAACCATCGGGTAAAGGTTCTTGCATATATTTAGGGTCTAAACCTATACCTTCTAAAACATCTCTTGTTGTATTTTTAGCTGATGAAAATAATGATTTAGTTATGTCTAATGGTTCAAAAGTAGTTCCAATTGGAGAATTATATGTAATTGCCATTATGACCCCTCAGGTTGCATTAATAATCTATTTAAATCATCCATAGTAACTTCTCTATTTTCTGTATCATAATATCGACCATCCCAAGTATGATATCCAGTTTCTGCACCATTTAATAATATTGGTGAAACACCTTCTACTGGCCTATCCCAAGTACCCTGATACATTTCTGGTTTAGTTTGTATCATATCAATTTTAGCTTGTGCTAATTTTGTTTTAAAAACATCAGAACCATCATCTTTAAGATTTCTATTTAATATAATGTAATTATCTAAACTACCATTATTAATTTTTTCATTATATTTATCAACCGCCTCTGCTGCTATTTCTTGTCTTAATCGTGTTAATCGTTTAATAGCTCCTGCATCCATTTGTCTTGTACCTGTCATTACAGATATTAAGAAATCTCTTTCAGCAGGAGTATCTAGTCCTCTAGCACCAATACCTAAAGTTTTAATCATTGCAAATACTTGACTACCTAACAATGCTTCTAAATATTGATCTTTACTAACATCATCTCTTTGTACATCTTTTCCAAATAATTTAACAACTTGGTTTCCTACTCTTTTAATATTAGTTATATAAGTAGCACCAATTCCAGTAGTTACACTATCATCATCTAATAATTTAAATACTTCATTAGTGTTTGTTAAAGTTCGCATTGCAGGCCCAATACTTTCCATAAGTTTTAAATCTTGTTCTGCTGAAAGTTCACCTATTTTTTTAGCATAAGCATCTTCGCCTTTACTATTAATAGCGTTTTCAATAGTTACTTGCACAGCATCACCATCAAAAAAACCTGCTTCAGTAAGTTCTTTTCTTCTATCTACAGTTGAACTATCCCATACAGCTAATTTTTCACTAAATGCAGATGGTGATCCTGCTGCTGGTGCATTTACAACTCTATTGTATTCACGCTTTCCATTTGCTATACCTGTTGCAATAATTTCATCTTGCGAAAGTCTAGTAGCATTGTTTATAGGAGCAGAGTTTTCATTTATTAATTTTTGTGTTTCTGTAGCAATGTAACCTTCTAAAACTGCTTCATCAATTTGATCATCAAAACTTGGCTCTTCACTTGTAATCTGTGAAGCTAGTGGTTTTTCACCAATTATTTTTCCATTAGCACCAGTTTGCCACATTTCAGTAACATTTTGACCTTGTTCATTTGTACTTTGTAATTCTATAGTTCCGAATTTTTCTGCAACAGCAGGTTTATTAATCCCAGGCAAAACTCTAGTACCATCATCAATATAGTATTTATATCCATCAGCACCTTGAATTGTTTTTCTTTCTGGAATAGAAGAGGTTATATCATTAGCCATAGCCATAGCACGAGCAGATTCATCATATAATCCTTGTGCGTTTAATGCGTTTGCAATAGCTTTAAAATCTTCAGCAGACTCTGGATTAGGAAATTGTTGCTTAATGGTGTCAATAGCGTTTTGTTTTGCTATTCTAGGATCACCTTGGCCACCTAACATACCTGTTAAACTCATAAGTGAGGCGTTATCTCTATCCCCAAGTAAAGATGCATTGTAATACATTCCGTATCGTTTACCACCACCACCTACTTGTCCTGCCTTTTGAGCATCAAGTTCCATTTGTCTGTCCATAGCATATTGTGTGTCAAACATACTAGGCATTGAAAATTGTTCCGCCATCTTTATCTCCTAATTAACCGAAAATGCTTCCTAAAATAGAACCCCAAGCATCACTTTTACCTTTTGATTTTTTTGCAGCCTCTAGTGCCTGTAAATCTCTAAACGCAGTTGAGGCATTACTAACACCTAACATATTTGCTTGTGTGTTAGGAGTAGGCATAACCTTCATATTGTTAGCTATAGCACCTATATTGCCCATTTGTGAAATATCTTGTCTTTGTCTGTCCATAGCACCACTATAAAGACCTTGTGCTTCTAAAAAAGCCGAATCTTCTAATTGCATATTTCTTTGACTAATAGCATCTTCACCTGCTCTTTGTCCGTAATATTTAGCAGTTGTAGAAGCACCAGTATTTTGTTCTTGCTCTCTTCTTCTTGCTTCAGTAAGTGCATCACTTTCAGCATAAAGAGCTCTTTTCTGGTCAAATCTTCTTTGTGTCATAGCATCTACACCACCTGCACCAAGAGCATCTGCTTCAGCACCAAATCTTTTTTGTCTTTCAAACATGGCATCGTAGATAGATTGGTTTTCATCTGACAATGCTGTAGTAAGCATGTTCTTATCTCTATCCCAACGAACAGTACCACCTACACCAGTTACATCTGGAGTTGATCTTTCAAAAACTAGCTTGTCTAATTCTTTTTGATATTCAAAGTCCATTTCTGCAAATTCAGAAGCTCTACTACCACCGCCACCAAAACCACCAAGAGGAAAACCAAAACCACCTTTTTTATTTCCTTGACCGTAAGCCATACCTTGCTGTCCAAATCTTTTATCAGCAGAATAATCATTAAGTTTGTATCTATTTGTACCTTGTTGATTTCGTATTTGAGAGGGCGTTCTTCTGGCTGTACCCGTACTATAATTAACATTTTTACTAAATCTATCGCCACCAATTGCCATTTCTTTCTCCTAATTAATTAGTTCTTTTCCACATATATACGACAATATATGGTTGTAAGTTGTTGTGTGCCGAACCACTACCAGTAGCACCTGTGGTAGCATTAGCTACTACTGCCCTGCTTGCATTATTACCTTGAATACCTGGAGCATTTCCACCAGAAATACCTACAGTATGAGTATGTGAAGGTAATTCAGCAATAGATAATGTATGTGTTTCAGCACCACCAGTTTCAACAAGTGTATCAAATGTGCCACTTCCTGCTTTACCAACTAAAACCCTACCTTCACCAAAAGCCGCCCAAGTTCCCATACCTAATAAAGTAGCTGGATTTGTAGCAACTGCCATATTAGTATAAATAGAACCAACTGGATAAACTAAATTGTTTATAGACGCAGCAGTTATTGCTGCAACTGCTGCTGTTACAAATGCTGTAGTAGCTACTCTTGTTGTATTGTTACCTGCTGATTGTGTAGGTACAGTTGGCACTCCAGTTACAGCTAATGTACCTGCTACCGTAGCATTGTTTATAGCAAAACTTTCTGTTGCATCACCATTAAGGTTAGCTTTAGAATTAACTGCTGTTCGTATTGTTGTAAATTCTGAATTAAAGTCTGAACCAGATATTACTTTTGCTGCATCGCTGTCTGATAAAGCATCTTTGCCAGACCATGCAACTGCTATAGTATAATCACTCATCGTATTTTCCCCTGTAAAGATATTATTGATAAATCTTGAATTGAAGTATCAAATCCGTTTGATATAATACTCATGTTTAATTTTAAATTTTTTGCACTACCTGTTAATGATGTTTG